AAAAGGAGAAAAATACTATGGATCAGTTCCCATTCGAGATGATAATACATGCAGTTGGGGGGTCATCGATGTTGATCGTTATAATATACAGCATAAGGACGTTATATCGGTTATACGGAAAAGAAAATACCCACTCATCCCATTCAGATCGAAATCCAACGGACTCCATTTAGTTTTATTTATTGATGGTGTAGTTCCTGCATCTTCAATGAGAAAAAAATTAATTGAACTTGCGTCTGACTTAGGTGTTAATGACAGTACAACAGATATTTATCCAGCACAGGATGAAGTTGATTTAACACCTGAGGATTGGAACAAAAAAAGAAAAGGTAATTTTGTAAATTTACCATATCAAAAAGCTCACATGACAACTAGAATTGCTATGGATAATAATGGCAATTCAATTAAGTTAGAAAACTTATATAAGTTTGTATCTGAATATAGATTAAATCCTAAAGAGTTTAATAAACTTAAAATATTTCAAGACGATGAAACTAAAGATTACCCGCCTTGTGTTGTAAATTTTATGAAAAATAAAGTTCAAAAAGGTGAAGGTCGTAATGATGCAATGTTTAATGTTGCTGTGTTAGCTAAAAAAATAAATCCAGATCCAGTTATGTATGAAGATTGGACTAGAAATCTAATGAATAAAGTATGTTCAGAACCTCTACACCCGCAGGAGTTAAACAATATATTTAAGGGTGTCGAGAACAAAGAGTATGCTTACAAATGTAAAACTTCTATTGCAAGAATGCATTGTTCATCAAGCACTTGTTTAAGACGTAAACATGGAATAGGTAACAATGAAGCTTTACCTGAGGTTGGTAAACTTTTAAAAGTAAATTCTTATCCAGAACCTTATTGGATTTTACCTATTCAAGGTAAATCAATTAGACTAAGTACAAAACAATTATACCAACAGCAATTGTTAGGGGAACAATTATTAAATTACGATATTGTTTGGAGAACCCTTAAACCAAGTAAAAGAGATCCCGATCCTTACAGAGATTGGTTAGATGAATTAATAAGTAACAAACAAGATATGGAAGGATTTAATGCAGGAGAAGAGCAAGAAGATGTATTTAATTCTAGAATGACAAAATTCATTGAAGACATAGAAGATACTACAGAATTTGATCAAATAGATTCTGGTAATATATGGCGTGATGAGGATGAAATGAGATTTAAATTAGAAACGTTTAGATCTTTCATGAAAAAAATGGGTTATAATTGGAATGAAAAAGAATGTACCAGATTTTTAGAGCAAGGTAAGGCACTTCCGAAGGCTAAATTTAAGGGAATACAAACTAGACATTGGGTTGTAACTTTACCAAAACAAATGGAACACAAAAATAAAGATGTCAAATTCGTTAAAGCAAAAGCTTCGTGGGAAGACAATTAAAATATTTGGACCACCAGGCACAGGAAAAACAGAAAATCTTTTAAAACGTGTTAAACGTTATTTAGAAAAAGGTTATTCTCCAGATGAGATTTGTTATGTATCATTTACCAATAAAGCTGTAAATGAATGTGTTGCAAGAGTCCGACAAAAGTTTAAAGGTTATGATGAAGATGCTTTCTCATATTTTAGAACATTACATTCTCTGGCCCGACAACAGTTTGCTGAAATTCCCGTTTTAGATCCCAAAGCAGATCTATTAATGTTTCATACGCAGTACGGTACTGTCAAGATAGGGTACAAAGACACTTGGGACGATCAAAAAGTATATAATAATTGGTCGCTTCAAATTTACGATAGAGCAAGAAACATGAAAGCAGATCCTGTGTGGTTGTATAAACAACAACCTAGAAAAGTAGTTAGGCTTCAACAATTTAAATCAATAATTGCAGGTTATGAAGAATTTAAAACTATGGAAATGGAGAACGGACACCGGACAGCAGATAGATTAGACTTTACCGATATGGTACAAAAATTTATTGATGATGGTTTAGTTGTTCCATTTAAAGTTTTAATGGTAGATGAAGCTCAAGATTTGACTCCATTACAGTGGGACATGGTAGTTAAAATGGCAGCTGTTGTAGAGAGAGTTTATATTGCAGGAGATGATGACCAAGCAATATACGAATGGAATGGTGCTGATGTTAATTTATTTCAAACATTTCCAGGTAAGTCTTTAGTGTTAAAAAAAAGTGTAAGACTAAATAAAAACATTCACGCATTTTCAAAATGTTTATTAAATTCAATGGGTAATAATAGAATAGAAAAAGAGTTTTATTCTAATGGTAAGGAAGGATCTGTATATAGATGGGGAGGCCTTAAAAAAGTACCTTGGGATATGGAAGGGAGTTGGATGGTGTTGGCTAGAATTAATGATGTAAAAAGAGAACTACAACAGGAAGCTAGAAAACTTGGTTTATATTATCAGGACCAGAAAAATAATAAGTCATTTGATCCAAATCAATTCTCAGCTATTAATTATTGGGAAAAGATATGTGAAGGTGGAAGTATTAATAGAGAAGAAGCTGTAACTATGTATGAGTATTTATTAAACATAGATCACGGCTACCGGTCAACGGAAAGTAAAAAATGGAGTTTTGCACACCCTAATCAAGTCTTTACTTTTGACGAATTACATTTAAGGTGTGGTATGCGTGATGAAAAAGGTCTATGGAATCAAGTGTTTAAAAGAAAATTTAAAGATAAAGATAAGCAATATTTTAATAAATTAATCAAAGAAGGTGTAGATCTTACACAACCCCCTAAAATAATTATAGATACAATACACCAAGTAAAAGGTGGTGAAGCAGATAATGTTGTCCTGGCGAGCAAATGTAATTTTCCATCACACTATGAAAAAAAAAATTTAGCAGAAAAAGTAAAAGAACTTAGAGTTTGGTACACAGGTGCAACAAGATCCAAAAGCACACTCCATCTGTTGGGTACTTACCACCAATATAACTTTCCATTAGGAAAATATTACAAACAATATGAGGCTAACTATGTCAGATAAAAATATGTTCGATGAAGCATTTCCAGATGGTAAACAAGTCGGAGGATCTCATTACAAAGAATTTTTAATTCAACCTTGGACATTTATAAGAAAAAATGGTTTAAACCCATTTCAAGCAAACGTAATTAAATATGCATGCAGGTATTTATTAAAACAAAAAACAATAGAAGACCTAGAAAAAATAAAACATTATTGTGATTTAGAAATTGACCACTTAAAAGATGCCAAGAAAAACAAAAAATAAATTAATTATGTGTGAACATTGTAATGAATGGGTTGCTGTTATAGTTCATGAACATAATTATTATTGTTCTGATTGCGCATTGTTTGATATGGGCATACCTTTTAAAAAAGTTATATCAATAGAAGACGCAAACTTAAGTAGAAAGATACAATGACTCACCAATTAAATTTTATTTACAACGATAGTGATTGGATAGCTCCAGCAGAGTATCCAGATTTATCAAAAGCAACAGAGATTGCAATTGACTTAGAAACTAAAGATCCAAACATAAAAACTAAAGGACCAGGTTGGGCAACTTTTGATGGACATATTGTAGGATTTGCTGTGGCTGCACTTGGACAACAATGGTATTTTCCAATTGCTCATGATGCTGGTGGGAATATGGATTTATCAATAACCTGCGCATTCATGCAGGACATTTTAAAAACAGATGCTACTAAAATATTTCATAATGCGAGTTATGATGTCGGCTGGTTACTTGTAAATGGATTTGAGATCAGAGGTAAGATAGTTGATACCATGGTTGCTGCAGCGATTATTAATGAAAACAGATTTAGTTTTAGTTTAAATGCATGTGCAAAAGATTATTTAGGTGAAATTAAAAATGAAACGTTTTTGAATGAAAAAGCCAAAGAATGGGGAATTGACCCTAAAGCTGACATGTGGAAGCTGCCTGCGGGCTACGTAGGCTTCTATGCAGAGCAAGATGCAGGGCTAACCCTACGTTTATGGGATAGGCTTAAAACAGAGATATCTAAGCAGTCCCTACACGATGTGTGGGAAATGGAGATGGAATTATTGCCTATTTTGATTGATACCAGACGTAGAGGAATAAGAGTTGACGAAGAGAAGGCATTACTGCTAAAAAAGGAATTCAAACAAAAAGAGTCTGAGGTTTTATCAAGTATAAAATCTCAGACCACACTTGATGTAGATATTTGGGCAGCAAGAAGTGTTGCACAAGTGTTTGACAGGATAGGGGTTGAGTACCCACGGACACCGAAAAGTGATGAACCAAGCTTTACACAAAACTGGTTAGTAAATTGTGATAACCCAATAGCGCAACTAATAAGACAAGCAAGAGAAATAAATAAATTTCATTCAACATTTATAGATTCCATTTTAAGATATACCCACAAAGGTAAGATCCATTCTGAAATAAACCAGTTAAGATCTGATCAAGGAGGCACTGTGTCTGGACGTTTATCATATTCAAATCCAAACTTACAAAAAATTCCTGCAAGAAACAAAGAGTTTGGAGATAAAATTAGAAGCTTGTTTTTACCTGAAGAAGGTAAACAATGGGGTAGTTTCGACTACTCACAACAGGAGCCTAGGCTTGTTGCTCACTACGCTGCATCTGTCAATGATCACTTTGAAGGTGCAGCGGAGTTTATTGAAGCTTATAAAAATGAGTCTGCTGACTTTCACCAGATCGTAGCTGATATGGCTGGCATTACTAGGACTCAAGCTAAAACAATTAATTTAGGATTATTTTATGGAATGGGTAAAGCTAAGTTAGGTAAAGAATTAGGTATTAACAAGGATAGGGCAGAAGCTCTTTTAAGACAATATGGAGAAAGGGTACCTTTTGTTAAAAGATTAGCTACAGAGGTTACCAACAGTGCTTCTAAATATGGTTTTATTCGAACCATAGGGGGTCGTAAATGCCGGTTTGACATGTGGGAGCCTGCTACCTTCGGAATGAACAAGGCTATGCAATATGAAGAGGCTAAGGCCATTTATGGTAATAACATCAGAAGGGCTTTTACTTACAAAGCTTTAAATAGATTAATTCAAGGGTCTGCTGCGGATCAAACAAAACAAGCTATGATTAATTGTTATAAAGCAGGGTTTAAACCATTATTACAAATACACGATGAATTATGTTTTTCTATTAATGAAGAAGCAGATGTGAAAAATGTAAAATATATTATGGAGAATGCAATTGATACATTAAAAGTACCATCAAAAGTAGATATTGCTCTAGGTAGATCATGGGGTGAGGCTAAAGA